GCACCTTTCATGCTTTGCATAGTATTAGCCATACCTTGCGATTGCTGTTGAGCTGCAAAGTCGGCTGCCTGCGTGTTTACGGTAAGGTCTTCATAAACATTCTCCATATTTGCATATGGATTTGACAAATCCTGAGACTGATACCTCGTCATGTTTTGGTCATACTGCGTCTGAGCGGCTGCTTGCTCGGCTTTTCTTTTCTTATGACCTATAATACCGGAAGCAATTCCTACGCCCCCTTGGATTACGCTGTCTATTAACATTCGTATTATATTAAGTTATTATTCATTATTACGTATTATTCACTGCTGATAAACACCTCAGAGTTAACAGCAAAGAGCTCTTTTTTGTCCGAGCTAGTTGTCTTCATTTCAACGGATGCATGGTAACCTATTATGCCCGAAGTATTTTTTTCAGTGTCTTTTACAAAAAATATAAAGTCCGCTGTTGTAGAAGGATCTTGCGGAATTATTTCTACTGTAATAGCATTAGAGCCTACAGTAACACAATTTCCTAAAAGCTTTATTGTGTTAGAATCACTAGCGTCTTCAAAATATACTTTATCACCTTTTTGTAAAGACACGTTTACCGCTTCTAAAACAAAACTATAAACCCCTTGCGTAGAGGTAGCACTAACAGATGTTGGAAAGCCCAACCCTTGTACGGCAAACTCACCGGTATCAATATTAGCCAACGTAGTAGCTTTACCTTTAATATAGTTAAAGTAAAGATTTTCTTTCTTCTTCCAGGCTTCTACTTCTCCGTCTTGCTGGTCAGTAAGCACATCTGCTACCCAGCCTGCATCACCTTCGTAAGATAGTGTTTTAAAGTTTTTAATACTAGACGGCGCGTCGTTAAATATAGGAGTTACCGTGGAATTAGCTTGAACGCCGTAAAAATTAGAACGCGTTGCACTGTTATGTACCCATAGCTCACCATTTTTCATAGTGTAATAATCGTTGTTTAACGATATTGCTGCTTCAGGCACAAAAGACATTCTACTAGTCCAGCCTCTCACGCCCTCTTTAAAGGCTACAGATTCATCACCGCTGAATGATACATTATAAGAACCAGAGGCTTCATCATACGAGCCCAGAATAGCCCCCGAGGCAGCCTTAAGCTTATCCTCAAAGTAGTCTGACATGCCGTTTTCAGCTATTTCGGTAATGCCGTCCATAGACAGGCGTATTACAGTGCCTCTAGCTTTATCTGTAAAATAAGACCTGAAACCATATGTTGTAAAAGATTCAGGATTATTAGATATACCAAATTCACCCGCGTATGCTATTGTTTGCCCGAGTACATTGTTTGTAGAAGTAACATTAGGATTACCATCCGCAGTAAATAACGCATCTTTATTAGCCTGAATTTTAAAGCATTTGTCTTCACAAAGAGTCACTAAGTCAGTATCTCTTGCTTTTAAAAGTTGTATGCTACCATATATAGGGTTTAAATCTTTTGTTATTTTAAGGCCTTGAATAAATTGATTTAATTCGTTTAAACCACTTGTGTTATTAAATAACCCGCTATATATTAAACCTGTTTTTCGGCGCTCCTGCTTATATTCCGTTTCAATAACACTAGAAACTTTAACTCCTTTACCTATACGCTTAGCGTTAAAATCGTCACGTATTCTATCTGATTCAACCCCATTCCCAAAAGAATATACATTAAAATAATCTAATGTTTGTTCAGTAGAAAGTTGAGCAATTGGCAGTGCTTCAGTTGCTTCATAATATAAATCTAAATCAACCGCAGGGTTTGGTTCAACTTCAAATATTGCAGGGTTTTCTACAGGCAGTACATCGCTGTCTTCATCAAATACAGGAGGCTGTGTTCTTTTTCTTACAGAAATTCTAACTTGACTTGGATCAATGTCTCCATCTTTATAAGCTGTTGTTAGAGTGTAATTCCAATAGTATCCACCTTCGTCATTACCCTGGCTTGTACCCCCTGAACCTTGCCCTCTTACATAAGATCCTTTAGCAACCGATGCAATTTCATATAGCGAGCTCCAATTACCGGTTGACTCTCTAAATTGAACAATCGCTCCGACAACCGCTTTAGTATCAAAATTTTGCATCCCAGTCCCGCCTATAGGGTAAGTACCATTCCAGGGGGCATACACTAAACCAAAATTGTAAGAATTAATAGTCGGCTTGCCAAATAGGGTTACACTAGGCTGGGCATCTGCATGCTCATCCCATCCTTGCTGGACTACAAATATGTTATCTACATCAGGATTATCGGATATATTATCAACTATTACGCCTGGATTAGCAACGCCGTCTTGTTGGTAATCTCCTGGGTTATTTGTAAAGTTATAAACTATATTTTCATCAAACGCTATGTCCCTGTTAATCTTAACAAAAAATCGCCCTATATATTCTGGCAGTATATCGGTTCTTCTATCATGCACCTCAACTGTTATGTTTGTTGCAGAAGCTAGCCAAGTGTAGGTTGAAAGCTTTTTATTTAAAGTTATTTCGTAATGATTGCTAGAATCACTAGTAAACCCTGCAGTTTCCACCTCATAAAACGCTGTTCTATTTACACCTGAAACAAATCTTACATACACATCTTGGTTTAAAGAGCTTACAAATTCGCTATTACCAGCGTTAGGATTAGGCCCTACAAATTTAAATGTTTTTAAGCCAGAAGCAATTCTTGCGGAATCGGTTCCTCTTGTACAGCCAGCCGAAACTTTAAACTTCCTTCTAGTTTTTATAGGCTCCGGTGCTTCGTTGCTAATATCTAAAATTTTGTACCTAGTAATTTCATTAACAGGCAAATCGCTTCTATGCTGCTTTTTTAATACCAAAAAGTCCCCTTCTTGCACTTTGTTTCTTTCAGCGCTAGGAATAGACAACCACATAAATCCATCGGGGTCCGCATAGTAGCGGTCTAATGAAACATTATAATATTCGTTTGAAACTTCTTTAACGTAGTATTTAAAATGTGTTGCCCAAGAAGGGGCATCTTGTCCAGAGTCAGCTTTTAATTTGTTAACCTTAGAAGCTTTGTCTATACCTAATTTTACTGTAGAATAACTATTAGTAAAAACCGGCGTTTCTCTGCCATTTTCGTCTACGTAAACAATTCCGACCTGGTAATCCCGCAGTGATTTTACGCTTTCTTCAGGCTTTTTCAACTCTGTTATATCAACCGACTGTAAAGAAACAGATAAGTCAATTTCGTCTATTATATCGTAATTTTGCACATAGTTTCCATACACAATGCGGTTGCCTATAACTTCTTGCGCAAGCGCTTTTATTGGTACATTATCGTATGGCCTAAGTATTTGATTTGACTCAATAACATTTGTTACTACTTCCGAAGTAATCGCAACACCACCAATATTCGCTGCCTTTTCTTCTATTTTATAAATTATATTTTCAGAAGAATCTTTATATAAAATTTGCACTTTGTCTACATCTGCAGGTGGCGTTTCAAAATTACTTAACGTAAGTTTGCGCAAGTTATTACGCATACCTTCGTTATAAGCATCAAACGAGCCATATTCAAATGTATCAGGTACAAAAACAGCATTAGTCCACGGAGAAAACGCAGATACTTCTCCGTCTATATACTTCCACCGGTATGCAAAACGGGGAAAAGAAAACTCAAACATAGGAGGGTCTTCTTGCAACACACACACCCAGTCCAATTCAATATCTGGCATATCAGATGATATAGACAGTATAATACAGGGAACAAACTTTGGTGTATTTACGTTGGGAAGAGCGGTAACTTTAAGACGTACTTGATATTGATCATTAAGATTTCTATCGTTATTAAACTCGTAGGCAGTTAGCGCTATAATATCATTAACCGCCCAAGCTGTCGGGGCTTCGCTAGTAGTAATATTAATGGTGCTGCCTATTGCTCTAGGCACTTTAACACCTCCAAAAAGTTCTGTAAAATTTTGTTTTACGGTAACTCTACTTAAACCCGCACCAACACCTGTTACTGTAGAAGAAGCCGCGGTATAATGCAATCTTTCGTTTGGCTTTTTCTTAATTACAGTAATATCAGAAGCAATAAAATTTCTGCTATACACCTGCGTATGAGTATTTATACTCGTTCCACCCTGCGTACTACCTGCTTTAAATCTAGATATTAATATTTTTCTAGGCTCATTTAAATTATCGGTCCAGCATAATAGCCCCTCAAAAACGTTAACACCGGTTATAAAGTTAGCCGTGTTAAAATTTAATACTGTGCTTGTATCGACTAATATAGGTGCAACAAATCCTGTGGCCTCGTCATACTCTAAGATAGCATCAACCGATGCTGAGGTAACAAACCAGTACAGTTTGTTGTTTTGAGTATCCCGAGCAGCACCTATGCACTGCGCAGAGGTTAAACCAAAATTAGCCGCCCAATTTACGGAAGACGACTTTTTATTTAGCTTAGTATTACCTAATATGTTCTCAACAGCGCCGACGTCTGAACCTTCAGATGTTGAAACCTGAATGTTTAAAGCGTCACGATATTGGCCTGGAGGCACAAGTCTTTCATCAAGATCCTTGTTCATTTTGCCCTGGACAAAGTTGTGTGCTAGTTTTGGCATTTATTAGTGTTTAATCCATTTAGCCTGATTGCGCATAATTTGAGCAATTTCGCTAATCTTAAGGTTAGACATACGGAGTTTTGCAACTCTTTTTGCTGCAAACGCTTCTTTCTTAAAGCGCGCGACTAAATATTCTTGTGTGTTTGCTCTTGTAGCCAGAATAGCATGAGCGAGATATTTGTATACAGCTTCTTCTGCGAATTTATGCACACGCATTTCTTCGTCAGTTCCTAAACTGTCACTTATATATTTAAGGGTAACGACTTTGTTCACTAAGCCTGAGCTAAAGTGAGCGATACCTTTTAGTTTATCAATGTAGAAAACCCCGTTGCTCTGTGCAAACTCAGGGTTTAAACCATAACGGCGGCCGTGGCGGTAAAGATTGAACAGCTCACTTGTACTAAGCTCCGCTTTATTGTTATCCGCAGCACTTGCTCCCTCAAAAGACTTTAGAGTTTCAGATTTGTCCGCGTATTGTTTTTCCCCGTTGCCATCAAACGTGTATTCGTAATCACTATCTTGAATAATAGCCTGTGGGTTACTTGAATGGCGGGTTGGGTGTATTACATGCTCAATACCTGATGCGTCGGACCAAGTAAACTTAACGTAGTTAACATAATCTTGGGGCAGAATCATTTCAAGCGCTGGCCCTAACTCTATTTCTAAAGCTTTTTCTGAGGGTAATGTATCGAAGGAGAGCTCTTGTAAAGCACGTTGAGCATGAAATGCAACATCTGTGCGCTTAATTTTGCTAATGATTTTATCTTCTCCAACATAAGCAATAATAAAATTGTTAATGATATCTTTAATGCTTACAAACTGGTAATCACCATAATTTTCGTCATTGCTATTCCAATTGCCATCGGCACCTTCATAGTAGAGCTTTTGTGTTTGATTAATTAATCCCATTTATTAAGCTTTTTCTTGTTGTGTGTTTTGCCCCTCCATTTGGTTACCAATTTGGTAAACCTGAAGTTCTTTTATAGAAAGTCCTGCTAATTGTAGTATTTTAAAAACTAATTCAGTTTCTTCTGAAGCGTGGAGCTCAAAGTTTGTAGCATCAGTAGCATTATATACTGCTCTCCCAACTACAGTGTTATAAGCCCACTCTACCGTTGCGGGTACTTTAATATAATTACACGATACTCCTGAAGTTAATGCAGCAGCACCGTATACCTTATAGCCCGTAGAGCTAGCCACAAATATTGGGCGGTCATTTGTAGGCTTAGTTAATGGTGAAGCGTTAATGTACAAGTACTCATTTGCGTTGATACGCTCTGCTTCAATATTGTTATAAATAATTGTACCCAACCGGTAAAGGTCACTAGGGACCGTCCAATTAGGTGCTGAGTAAGTCATATTACCGGTCTTCTCAAAAATATTAATCTTTTCATTTAATAGGTTGAGCATGTCCGAATATTCGGTGTCATTACCATGCATACGCCCAAACTGATTAATATCATAAAAGTACTGCTCAAAAATATCGGACTGTGCTTGGTTTGCAAACAAGTTGAATTCTTGAGGCGTTACGTATCCTCTTTGCTCTTTGTTAAGGATAGCTAATACTCTTTGGTATACTGTATCTACGCTTACTGCCATTTTGTGTTTGTTTATGTATATTAAGTAATTAGGCCGCTTTTTACAGCAGCCTAATTACAAAAAGATATGTATTATAGCTGTTTTTCTACGGCTCGTAATACTTCCATGCCCTCATCTGTTTTGAAATAAGCAGCGAGCGCTGAATATGGATGTTCGTTAAACGGTACCGTCAACAGTTTCCTACCGTTACTTGCATATGTAAATGTGCGTTGGTCTTGTGATAATGCTAGAATACCGGTTTCGGTAGCTTTAATCCCAATGTTACGCAACATAACGTTATCATCATTAGCTAGATCTAAGAACAAACTAGGTTGATTACGCGCAAGTATTAGTAAATCACGTTTTAACTCCTTAGAAGACGCGTTAGATACCTGCTGTGAGCCGTATTGAGCTCTTAAAATTGCTTCTGCTTCGTCAATGTCCATTCCTTTTGCAACAGTCATCGCTTCTAGCTCTAATTCAATCCAGCCAGTTTCGTTTTCTGCGATCTGTTCTGGTTTGTATTCCATAATGCGACCTTGTAGTGTATACGGGTGATACAAAGAAAGAAGCTTTTGTAAAACTATATTTTCTTTTGGTACGCGCAAGATGCCGTCTCTAAATACGATACGACCTAATGTTGCTGTGCCTTGTTGCTCATCAACGAAGGGAGTACGCTGGTTTGTTGCATAACGCAACTCGCGGTTGTAACCTAATGTTTCGTCAAAGTATAACAAGGGAGTGCGCGCTGAATGTACGGTAGGTAATGTAAACGCAAGTGGTTTACGACCCGAAGTAAGTTCATACAATCTATCTTTAAATACCCATGTATCTACAGGTGCTGCCGGAGCGGGTGCTTCGACTACTTGTTCAACAACTGCAGGTGCAGGTGCTGGTGTTGCTGCAGGCTTTTTTGCCGCAGGTTTTTTAGCTTGTGCCATGATATAATATAATTAAATAAAAGATAATAATCACCCCCGACCGAAGCCGAGGGTGAATAAATATTAACTCAATTATGCTTGAGTTTTCTTCAACATTACGAAGTTGTTCGCAGCTTGAACACAAAGTGCACGCTCAGAAAGGAAGTGTACGTTCATTTCATCAGCATCACTAGTGTAGTTGCCACCAACTGAACCAGTAACCCAAGACTTCATACGACGATCTTCAGCTTCAGAAGCACGGTAACGTACGTGTAAGAACGGACGTGAAATGTTCTGACCTAAGTTTTGGTCGTATACAGTAGAAGTACCAGCAGGAACAATAACACCTTCAACGTCAGCAATGCTACCGCGAGTTGCAGAATCGTTCAAGTATTTCCAGTCAGTCTTGTAGAAATCGTAAGAACCACGACGGAATCCAGAGAAACCTAAGTTCAAAGCCATATCCTCAGAGTTATCGAATACTCCGTAAGAAGTACCACCTGTTCCGTAGCTATTAGCACGAGCAAGCATGTTGTCGATATCCAAAGCAGTTGTGCGATCCAAGAACATCATGTTCTCTTCAATAGCACCTTGCTTGTCTAATTCCTGAAGGATAACGTCAAAGTCACCTAAACCAGTTAAACCAGAAGCGTTGTTGAAGTCTTGGTCGTTAAATACCAAACCGCGAGACTCTAGAGCCGCGAATAAACCTTCAGAACCTTCGATTTTAGCAGTGTTACCAAAAGCAGCATCTTGAGCAATATTAGTTTGCGCTTTTTCAGCTTCAACCATGCTCATTTCAAGGTAGTCCTCAAAACGTAGACGAGACTCGTGCTCAGACTTCAAGTACCATAAGTATCCAGAAGTACCAGCTTCAGTAGTTACTTCAACCCAACCAATTTGAGCTACATCAGAACCTTTAACATTGTACTTATCACGTAAGATGATAGGCTTGTTGTCAAAAGTAGTAAAAGAAGCATCTAGTGAGTTACCAGCATTGCTAGAACCTTTAGTGTACTCAGAACCGTAAACAAATACTTTAGCATCTGTTGCAGAATCAAAAGTACTGCTCAAGTTTGCATCAGAAGTATCGTAAACAGCAATGTTTACAGTAGTACCAGATACAGAAGTAACATATGCTTTGTGGCTTACGTATCCTTTAGACACTACCAAAGTCATACCTGCACCGATCAAGTGACCAGAAGGCATAGTAAGTGCATCACCATCAGCATCAACAGTAATACCGTCGTATGCAATGTGAAGACGTCCTTGCTCTTGCCATACTACGCGGTCAGAAGCCATAGGCATTTCTGCACCAACCATGCGCAAGAATCCTGATACTGTACGGTTTCCGTAGCGCTCTACTTCTTTCTCGTATACCTCAGGAAGGAATTGTTGTGTAAAGTCCATGTCAGCCACAGACAGATAATTGTCACCGAACAAGCCCTTGATAGGACGTGGAGTAAGGTGAGCTAAGTTTGCCAGACCAGCTGGCGACGTTGCAAAACTCATTTCTTATTTGTTTTTAATGAATTATTTTTTAAACTTGACCTTGAGTTTAGAAGTACTTTCCCCATCATTTACAGCGCGTATAGTCCACCCATTTTGTGTCGTAACTTTTTCATGAGTCCCTCTCGGATTCATATCGACATTCTTCGTGCGTGCCATACTGTCCTTTACTGCATCGGCTTTGCCTTGCTCATAAAAGTGTTGTGCAACTTGATCGGCATTCATAGCGGTGAACAGCGATTTATGATAACCCTTAGCATCTTTCATTTCCCCCTTTTCATTCAAGAACTTCTTGATAAAGTTGTTAATGTCGCCTTGAGTTTCTTTAACCTGGCCAGCATTTTTAACCTTAAAGCGGTACTTCTTGTCCCCAACGCTATAATCGAAACCTTCGAATTTATCGCTAAACACTTTCGCACTTTCTTGTTTAAACCTGCTAGTTTGTCGTTCTGCTACTTTAGTAGCCTCTTCACTCTCCTTATTATAACGATTGAAAAATTCAACCGCTTTTTGTTGTTCTGGATTCAATCTTGAACCCATTTTAATTTCTTCGTAGTATTTAGACTTTAAACTATCTAAATGATTTTTAGCTTCTGCTAATGCTTGTTTACGCTCTAATTTTTTTAAACGTATTTCGCGTTCGTCATCAATGTCTTCATCGTAAGAAAACTTGTCGGCTAATAAAAAGTCAATGTCTTCTCTATCATACGACTTGTACTTTGTTTCATAGTATTCACGAAGCAACTGGTCTTCGTTTAAACTAGAATAGTCTGTATTAAGACGTACATAATCTTCTAATGAGCCCCCTGTTTCATCCATAAAGTCCACGACTTTTTGAATGTTTTCAGGAAGCTTTGCACCCGACGTTACTGATTCTTCAATTGCGTCAGCCACCTCATCTTCTAACTGTTCGGCAGCTTCTTCAACTTCTTCGTCTGTAATTTCCATTAAGACGCGTTCTTCTTCCGTTGTTTCAGCTACTGGAGCTTCAACAGGCGCTTCTTCCGGTGTTTCTTCAACAGCTGCTTCTTCTACAGGCGCTGTTTCTACAGTTTGTTCAACAGGTTCTTCTGCTGGTGTTTCCCGGGATGCTGCTGAAAAATCTACTTTAATAGTTCCATCATCACCCTGCGAGACAGGGGATGTGTCTTTAGTTTCTTCACTCATGATAAAATATTATATAATTGTTATGGTTATTATTACCTAGGTTCGAAACTTCCTAAACCGAATCCACCTCCAAGTATATCATTACCAGAGGATTCAAAGTCTTTAGGTGCTCCGCCTTTCTGTCTTTGGTCTATAAGCTCACTTTGTTGTGTAGCTTGAATTTTAGTTCTTTTGTCTTTACGGTCTTCGGTTTCTGCAATTTTAGATTTAGCTGAGTCAACCTCTAAGCCTTTAAGTTTCATGTTGTATTGGAACTCAAGAGCCATAAGCTGCATTTTTGCCTCTACCTCTTTGTCAATTCTTTGTTGCTCAAGTTGTGCTTTAAGCTGCTCAAGTTGTGATTTAGTTTGCAGTGCTGCTTGGTCTTTTTGCATTTCTGCCTGAGCCGCTACTTGTTGAGACTGCGCGTTTGCCTGCGCTTGCGCTTGCATATTCTGCTGTTGCATCATTTGATCGCGCTCTTGCTTTTTCCTGCGGCGTAGCTTTAATAATTGGTTAGCTAGTTTTAAGTTTTTAACTTCACGGATATCAATAGCGTCGTCTAGGTCTATAAGACCCGCGGATAATGCAGTTTGAATATTATTTTCTAAAAGTGATTTTTCTTCTTCATCCGGTGAAAGCACTAAAGAAATACCAAAATCATGCAAATGCAAATCTTCCATTTCAGACAAAATACCTACATTATGACCACCAACTTTTTGAATGAACGCTTCTCTAGACGGATCAAACTCTAATATATCTGAAATACGTAAAGACAAACATTCAGCAGTTTCAGCCGTTAAGAACAATCCCGCATCAAGAATATGGCGAGTAGCCGTATTTGAATTAGCCGCTGCCATTTTTTGTACACCTACTAATGCTCTAGCATCTGGTGATGAACCATCACGTGCTTCATTTAGACCCGTTACATCACGAATCATTTGTAAGTAATAGTTGTATGTTTGAATAAGGGTTTGTAGCTTTTGGCCGCCCGCACCAGTCTGTAATGGCTGAATAGGTACTTTGCCAGGATTCATATCGCCCTCGCTAGTAAATGAGCGTCCAATAACAGAACCTGTTTGGAAGAACATGTTAAGTGCCTCCTGCGGATTGTAATTTGTACCGTTACCTAAATCTATTTCAGCTAACCCATCAGCATCCATATATACACCGTCCGGCATCATTCTTTGCAACACTTGTTGCATTTTCAAATGCGTAAGCTGTATCATATCCGCAAAGCCTGTACAACGGCTTACAATAGATTCAATCTTACCCTTATACATACGCGGCGCAACGATGCTGTAGTTCATCTTAACCTTAGCATAATCACTTTTAGGACGCATCATATTCTTAGCCATTTCCCACTTAAGCATAATATCAGTGCCTAATATAAGTACACCTTCATATAATACTTCTAGTGAGCGTGCCATTTTACCAAACTCAGCTTCTAACAATTCTACAGGTGGATCAAACTGATCGTCTCTTACTATAATTTTAGAAGCCCCGGTTGCTGTTTCTTTAACTTTATACACCTCGTTCATGTATGTCTTGTAGTTAAAGTACAACACTTGCACCACATTACTGTCACGAACGTCATGGTTTACTAATGACTGATCATATCCTGCGCTGTGGTTATTTGATCCTTGCTTTTGTATTTTTTCTAGTTGAGCTGTATCTAAATCCGGAAATTGCTTTTTAAGCTCGTTTAGAGGCACAAATTTTACTTCACCTACATAATATATGTCTTCAAAGTAAGGAGACTCACTATAAGAGTGTACCAAGTAAGCTGGGTCAACATAGTCTACCGTTACTCCTTCCGACTGAGTAAAGCTATTTTTTACAGCCGCAACACCGAGTGTCGTAAGATCGTAGTAAAGACGCTTTTTAGTTAAGTCGTAATGATTGCCATCAAGCAATGTGTTTATAGCTACTTCTTCAGCAATTTCAATTCCTTGCTTGTAGCTCAGCTGCATGTGCAATTCAAGCTCTTCTTTAGAATCCGGCAACTGCTCTGGACTGTTTTCAAATAAATTTATGTCAAAAGCCTCTTTGGCAAACTCGTTTAACTGTTTTGTCTGCAAGTCACGGATAATAGATTCCATATACTTTGTGCGTTTGCTTACACCGTATGGATCTTGTGAATATGCTTTTAAATCAAAAGAACGATCTGCAATACCGTTAACTACAATATCTACAAACTTAGATAAAATAGGGACGGGCTTCCAGTCAAGGTTTAAGTAAGATAAATCACCATTAACGGAAAGTTCATCTTTATATTTCTGAACGCTTTGCTCACCACGTGCATACAATCTCAGGTTATGAAACGTATTTTGGTTGCTTCTGAAACGAGTAGTGCCCGAATTACTCGAGAACCATTCGTTTTGAATAGCTCTACCTACTTGCAACCCATACTCTTGCGACATTTTTTCAGCATCGCTAGCTATCTGGCTGGGGAAAGCGCTATTTGAAACCGACTTAACCATAAATTATTTTATTATTTCTGAACTCAAACCCTCTTGACGGAATTTTGAAATCTTTATATTTAACTTTGTTCTTTCTAATTTGCCCACTGGTCTATACAATTCTTTGTTACATGCCATTATCGCCAAGCCTGAACTTATCGCAGCATCATATTTAGTACGTTTGTTTATATCAAACTTAGACCAGTCGTTCAGTGTTTCGTTAAAGTACATGCTACCATACTGCCCGTCTTCC